GTAGCATTATGAAACTGCCATTCATCAGAGTCAGTTCCATTATCTAATGCTGTACCAGCGACTGTCACTTTGACATCGCTCTCTTTTAAATATGGGAATGTAAATGAGTAGTTGGTGGTTGAACCACTCTGGGTGTATGTATTTTCGGTAACTGCCATTGCATGTTGTTGTTATTTGTTTAGTTGAAGTAATTCATTAATTCTTTTATTTTTATCTGCTTGATCTGCAGCTTCTTCTACTTGACCTAATTCCATAAACCTCTTAATTGATTCTTGACCTTTACGTTCGAGATTTAAATGTTTATATCTAGGATCCATAGCTATTCTTGCTTTAGCACGTTTTAATGAATTATTTAATAATTTTCTGATTTCCTTATAGACAGGTAGACTCTTTCTATATTGCATTACTTCCTGTGTTGATACACCAGGCTTCCTCATTAGTTCTCTTAGATCATTAAGTTGATCATTATATTTTGGAACAAATCTCATTTTATCAATTTTTTTCCATAACTGATCTTCACCCATATATCTACCTATAACTTCTCTTTCTTGAGCAGTATAGTCTCTTAAGAATCCAATATCATCGAATCCACTATTAAGTAACCAAAGTCTCCAAGGTTCTTCACCTCCACTAACTTTTTGTGGATTTATAGCATTCAATATTCTAAGTAAAGGATTGTCGATCTCATTAACTGGTTCACCTGTCCAATGATCTATTTGATTAGGTAATACTGGTTTTAAAGGAAGTGAATTAAGAGCATAACCTAGTAAATCATTATGTATATCCTTCTGAGCTTGAGTTATAGCATTAGCAACAACACCAAAAGCACCAGATTGAGGTATAGCACCTCTGCCTATATTGACCGCAATTCTCTTAAATGCCGATTCATCACCATTAATCATAGCCATTATAGGTTCAATACCATATAGAGGTGTGTTGTTTAGGTATGTAGCTGATATAGTCCAACCAATTTTACTTAGATAAGTTTCTGTAAGGTTAGTTCCTAAAGCAGTTTGGTAATAAGCCAGATCACCAACGATTGCAAGCATCTGTTCGACCATTGGAATACCTTTATAGCTAACCCAATTGTCACCTATTTTAACTGTATATTGTCTCCAACCTTTTTTCATTAAATCCTGTCTTTCTTTTGCATTGACAGGTCCATTACCTCTAACATTTCCTGACATTGCATACCAGAAACCCATAATTGCAGTTGCACCACCAACCAGTATACGACCTTCATATTCATCCTTAAGCGTCTTATAAATAGCCATAGCATTAGGAGTCTTGTCAAAGTCAATATTGTGTTCTTGAAGTGCTTTTTTAATGAGTTCTATATCATCACCAGCTTGTAAAATCCTTGCATATTTAGTTTTAATCCCAGGTATTTTTGCAATTGGTGTGTAAGAAAGAGCCATCTTGACTTGGTTCAAACCAGTTCTAGGAAACATCATAAAGACTTTCATAACTGGCCATTTTGATAACTGAGCATTTAACCAAGTAGATGCCCCATCATCAAGGTTCAAAGCAATTTCACCTGATGCATTCTTAGCAGCTGCCTCAGTTAACACACCATCTTTATCAAACATGTTGCTGTAATTTATCTTTTCAGCTTTTACTAATTGTTTTTCAAATTCAACTTTATTAAGTGTCCGGTTTGCAGGATTAGAAAAGACTTCATCATATGCTCTTACTCTGGAAGTAAAGGTAGCCATAAAAGTATCGGTGAAAGCATCGACTCCAGCCATAGCTGTCATACCAGTTCTCATCCACTTCATACGACCAACACCTCGTTGAACCTTAGCCCATCCATAGACAAATGAACTCCAATGATCTCCGTTCTTTTCCCACTCTTGTGAATAGTCGTCAATAATCTTCCAGGCATTATCTTCTTCAATAACAAAGTCTTTACGAATTACTTTCATCATGAAGTCTGGATCACTATGGACTTTTCCCATACGTTGAGTCATATCACTCATAGCTCTACGTGCAGTTTCAAACATTGCACCATGAAGATAGATTGCTCTTTCCCAAGGTTCTGAACTGCCAGACATTACTGATCTCATTCCTGCTCTTGATAGAGTAGTTAGTGGTTTGAGAATAATATTAAATCCGTTACCTACGGCAGCTCTTAAACTAGCCAAACCAGATAAGACGTTGTTATAAACACTAGCCCAAGCTCCTTTAGCAAAGAGGTTCATACCTCTACCATCACTATGAATTAAACCACCAGGATTTATCTGTTGCTTAGTCCATGCATCTAAAGATAGGATACTATTAATATCACCATCGCTATAGTCATAGGCTTCTTTTAATATTTGAGATACTCTTTTATTACCAGATTCATGTAGTTCTTCTAAACTCTTTCTTAGGTTCTTGAAATTTTCGTGACCTTTAAGTGCTTTACGTTGAAAATCCTCTACAGTTTTAGCAACTTCTCCAACAGGATCACCTTTGTAAAAGCGTCTCCACCATGCTGCATTTTCTAATGTCCAACCTGCTACATATTTAGCCTTACCATATTCAGTAACTAATAGCTCTACACGGTCAAGAATGTTTCTATAAACTATATCTTGATCCATCAAACCTTTAAAAGTAATAGAGCCGCTAGAGATGGCTGATATTTCTTTACCAAGAGTAGACATAACTCTAGCTGATGTTGCTTGAGTCTCACGACCTACATAGACATCTAGTAGATCAGACATAGCTAATGCAGCAGCAGATAAAGCGTCTGGGCTTAAATGAGTTACGGATACCTCTTTTCCTGCTTTATCCAAAAGCTTTGTAGTCGATTGATAAGCTGGATCACTTAATATTTTAGCTAATCTTGTTCCAGTACCAAAGGGCATTATCTTATCATAGATTTTCATTGTCCCTTTAAATCTATCAGCCTCGCTGAATTTATTTAGAAAGTCAGTATATTCACCAAAATTTCTAACTTTTTCAGTTAGTTCTGTAACTATTTCAAATTCATTACCTAGCTGTGTACCTTTCGCTCTAGCAGCAGGTGTGATAGGTGAAGCAGGTACTGCATTTCTAGAATGTTGACCCAATTCTTGTGCTGTTACATCAATTGTGTTTTGAATTGCTGCACCAGGAATAAATGCATTACCTGTTAGCTGTTGTTCACTAGCTAATTTAGGAGTGATTTCAGGATCAAATTCTTTACCCCAAGGATTCTCAATTAGTTTCTTAACTGCACTTTGATTTTTATATGCCTGACGTGATCTTTGTCTATCTCTAACAATAGATTCAGCTGGATTACCAGTGACTTCTGAAGAACCTTGTGTTGTTATTTGATCTATTAATTTAGCTTTCTTAGAAACTCCTTCTATAACTTGGTTATCATCAAGAACGCCACTTTTTAAGGCTGTATCAATATCAGCTATAACTTTCTTGGTGTCACCTTCCATGTATTTAAGCTGAATTGCTTTCTTAATCTTTTCAGCTTGTTGGTTAAGAGGTTTAACTTTCCATAGGATTGGTTTTGCAGCATTGAATCCATATCCAATAATATCTCCTACACCACTAAATACAGTCTCCTCAAGACCGATTAAGATTCTATTCAGTTCAGGATCAATACCATCTACCTTCATCAAATCTTCAGCTAGTGGATACCTACCTTGAGGACCGAAGATCTCAGGCCACCATTCTTGTAGACGTTTGAAGTTTTGAGGACTGGTTAAGAATCTATTATCTGGATCTTCACCAAAGTCACTAGCACTAGCTATAGCACCGTTGATCAGACCAACACCTCCTACATTCATTGCAGCTTTAGTTAGAGCAGGAAGCTTCTGTGCTGCTACAAACTTTCCATATTTACCAGATGTAACGATAGTGGGAAGAATAATACTTGCAGCTGCTCTGAATTTACGAGCACCTTCATTATCAAATCTTGTAACATCATCCCAATTATCATCTACCCAACCTAAACCAGGTATTAGACCAACAACATCGAAAGGCACATCTAATGCACCCATACCAGTCATATAAAGCCATTTAGCAGGGTTCCAATCTAACTTCATATCTCTATGGAAGTTATTAGATTCTTTAGTTGTTTCTTCTGTAGTGTCTTCTTTAGTATCTGTTATACCAGTTGTGTCTTGGCCGCCATACCCTTGTTCTGTTAGGTATTTAACTGCAGCATCATCAGCCTTAGCATCTACATCTTCTGGTTCTTCACCAGTGTAAAGAGTACTAGGTGTGTTATAAGTTTCTCCTAGTTGTCGTCGTCTTAAACCTTCTAAATGAATCTCTGCAGCTTTTTGTTTAGCGGATTCTAGTAAATCAGATTGTTCATTATCATTTTCCATTAATCCACCTCATATATTTGATAAGTACCAGTTTCTATGTCGTATTCAAAGAAAGAATCATCTCTCATATCTTCTCTTGTTAATTCTGTTTCTAAGACTGATCTAACATCTCTTTTACGAATCACATCAGTAGCGTAAAATCTAGGATCTCTAGTTGATTGGGGGTTTCTTGAGATTTGCATTGCTTTTAGAAAGTCACCTTTAGTTCTGATTTTAGAAATCAAATCCTTTGCTTTTGGATCATCTACATCTCTAAATAAAGTTATTCTAAAATCTTCTATATCAAGTTGTTCTTTACCTAAATAGATCTTATCTAGCTGACCACTTTCAACAGCTAGTTTTAGTTGCCGTTGCCATATATTAATTGGACTACCAAATCCTTCTTTATCAATATCATAGATATCAAAGTAGACTTGTGGTATTCGATAACTTTTACCTAGTTTAATATTTTCAGCTATATTTTTAAGTTCGTCATCTGTTATATATAATACGGTATCTATTTTAGTAGGGTCTCCTCCAATTTCAAGAACTATGTTTTTACGTTGGTCTTCAGTTCTAACAGGTTTGTAGATGTCTTGACTATTATCGTGATCGCCTGTAGTGAAGTGTGAAAAGATTGATTGATTACCCTTTAACTTAGTTGAATCTATAACTTCAAATAATGATCCTTCTTTTTCATTATTTATCATTTGTTTAACGTACTGAAGAGCTTTATCATGATCAGCACCGTTCTCTTTAAATTGACTTTTATATATAGCGATAGCTTGGAATAGAGCTAAGTTGTAACTTGGATGTACGGTTTTATCAAGACTAAGCTCACCTAGTTTTGCTTTTAAAGACATAGAAAGACTATCTTTTACAAGCTTCATCTTGTCTTCGGTAAAGTAAGCATCGTTTTGTTGAGCTTCCTCTCTATATCTTGCTTTTAAATCACGTGGTACATATGGATTATTTAAATCTTCAGTAGTAAGCGTGTTGTTCTTAGCTGCATCATTAATAATTTTTCTCCACTCGTCTCCATCAGATCTACCTTGAACACTTTGATCTAGATAAGGGAAAAAGATAGACAGTTCAGTCTCATTAAAACCTTTAGATCTAAGTTCTTTTAGTATTTCATCACCTACTCTTTTATCACCATTCCATCTATTAGGATCGTCAAAGAACTCTAGTGTTGTTTTTAAGAGCTTTTCTTTTTCATGTTTAACTAATTCTTCTGTTTTTGTATTTTTATCCTTTTCATTAGCCAAACGGGCATCCCATAATGAATTAATAAATTCCTGATTAACCTCATCACCCCAGAATTTATTCATATGGAGCATTTTGGTATTATTAAGAAGTTCAAATACTTTCTCTTGCTCAGGAAACATATAAATGTTCTCTAACGTATCAAATATATATTGCTTTGCTTCAGCCTTAGTGTAAGTAAGTCCTGTCTCTGGGTTTATTTCTCTTGTTCTTGCAAGGAATAGACTGTTTAAAGAGTCAGGACTTTGATGTGTAGATAACTGTTCTAACCATCTAGCTGTTTCTTTTTGAGTAAATTCAACATCATTTCTGAACTGTGTTGCACTAAGCAGTTTCTGTGTACCAGCCCTCATCTTTTGGAACATTGGTTCCAAGAAATCAGAACTAATTCCATATAACTTATGAGACTTTAGATACTTAATTCTTAAAGCGTCTAAAGCAGCTTCTTGCTCAACCCTATCAGTAATACCCATCCGAATTAACTCAGACCTAGCAAACGCTTGCCAACCTTCTCCAGCTTTTACTGAGTAGGCTTTTAAACGTCCATAGTCTGAAGCACTATTCTTACGACGTACATAATGTACCTCTTCATTTGAATAGCCCTCTTCTCTCATTTGATCAGCTAGTGCTTCAAAATCTGCACCTTGTTCAAATAGCTTATCCTCTATTAAATCTTGTCTAATCTGGTCCTGAAGAGAAGTACCATGCGTCATATAGTAGTTATATGAAGCATCAGCTGTGGCATCCCAATCTTTCTCTTTAATTTTCTTATAGTCTTCAAAAGCTGTTTTGCTGAATGCAATGATCTGTTGAAAATTATTGTTTTTTTCTTCTATCTTTTTGATTTCAGCCTTTTGATTTTGAACAGCTTGATCTCTATTTATTTGAAGTGCTTGTTGTCGTGTAGAAAATACCTTGTCTTCAATGTAGATTTCTTTACGATTAGCCTCCTCTGATGCCATGACTCTTTCGAGATCGGCTTCAGCCTGTAGATCCCTATTTCTACGATCTTGCTCTTCTTGTTTAAGGTTAGCTAGATCTTGATTTTGCTTTTCCTGTAAACGAGTAAGTGCAGAATATCCTGGGTCTATATTGCTAAAGCCTTTTCCAATGGCGTACCCTTGGAATTTTGCTTTTGTTGCCATTTATTTTTGTGTTTAAGGTTTATAATCTAAGTAACTCGGCATGTTTACAGCATCAGCAAACGATAATCCACCAAAACCTTCTGTTGAGTAGGGGGTGGTGTTGGTTGGTTGTTGGAAGTTGTTAGTTCCTGCAGTATTAGCTGCATAAGCACTGAAACCTGCACCTGCTGCACCAGCTAAGACACTTCCCATACTAGGAACCATTGTTGTAGATACACCTTGTATAGGCTTAGGTCCAAAGTCAAAGTCCTGTAATGCTCTAGGCAATTCATAATCAGCGATAGGAGTCTCCAATGGTTTTAGTGGTTCTGGGGTTATTTCTGGTCTAAGCATACGTTGAGCGTCTGCCTTTCTATAGAAATCCTGTAGTTGTGACCTTGTGTTTCTATCTGCACTAATCAATGATTCAGTCATTATCGCTACTTGTCTACCTTGGTTAAATAATTCAGATTGAGCAGCCTTGACTGCACTCTGACCTGTTTGCGAGGTAGCTGCTAATAAACCCTTTGTTTTAATGCTTTCAATTATCCTATCTTCATTCTGAAATGCAGCTTGCTGTTTAGTTTCTTGCATTTGCAAAGCTGCCTGTTGCAACGCTTGTTGTATAGATTGACCATATAGACGTTCAGACTTTTGATATAATCTTGTCTGTTGCTCATGTTGATATTGTCTTATCTTTAGCTGTTGACCATAAGCACGAAGATTATTTTCATCTTTAAATTGAGCAAACTTTATTTCATTAGCTTGCCTTAATTGAATCTGTCTAATGACCTCATCTCTATCAGAAATGAGTCTATCCTTTTGCATTCCCCATAAAGGAAGATCGTATTCTTCATACTTCTTCTTTAAGAATGCTTCCTCTTTTCTCTTGGCTTTCTTAGCATCACTTCTAGCAGACATACCTCCTATGAAGTTTAGTCCTGCTGAAATACCAACCGCTGCTGCTATAGGTAATACCATATCTTAAGTCCTCTTATAAAATCTCGGTGAGTAGTTTCCTTCCCACATCATCGAGTTGAGAGAGACGGGAAATGGTGAGTCATTAAAGACTCGTAAGGTGAAGTTCTTACTTCTTTGGTGTATTGGTAATGTAAATACTGTTGACTCATTTAGTGCTACGTCATCAGCTATGTATGTGTTAGCTGAAGTGACAGGTTGTAGCTGATACCACTCGTCTAAGTAAATAAGTATTTTATCTCCTGTAGCTGGAGCTGAGCTAAACCTTATCTCAGTATCACTCAAGAAGGTGAAGGCTGTGCTGGTTACATTATTGATCTTAACTTTGACTTGATTTCTATCTACATAGTCCAAGTCACCTACATTCCAATTAAAGTCAGTAGTTGAGTTATCACCTGTATATTCTCGTTTACCTGCAAACCTACCAGTAGCATTAAGCTTGAAACCTAATACACCTGATAGACCTACATCAAACTTAAATCTAGATACTGTCAAACTAGCTGTAAAGTCACGTGCTGTGCCTTCCTCATTGAGCTGGAAATAGACCTGTGGTAGGGTCATATCAAAGTTATAGGCATAACCTACATAGACGTTACTTGCAACGCTTGTAAGGTTCTGTCCGGGGACTTTAAAATATGTTCCTGTACCGTCTGTTCCTGTCTCTGGAGTAATAGTAAACCCTGAGTTATTAAATGTACCAGCTGCTGTTGTACCAGCAACAATTAATACATTCTTTTCATCAGTTAGATTGGCATAGGGTAGATAACATTTAGAGAAATCATTAGCTGTGTCATAAGCTACAGAACTAGCCTGGGCATATAAGTCAATACATGGGTTAATCTTCTGACCCTGTGCATTTGTTATTATCGCTACCTCTGGACTCTGAGTTAGATTTGCTTTTGAAATTGTGTATTGACTACCTTGTTTAGTAACACAGTACATATCATCTTGATCTAGAGCCATGTTTTGAACAGTGCCAGGAAGACTCCACTTAAACCAAGACTCCATTAATTGATTCTTACCATCTGAATAAGTCCTATAGAAATAGATCTCATTACTATCCTGTGCAGACATAGCAATGAACTCATTCTGAATACTAGCTACAAGTGTATCAACATCTATTGTTATCCACTCATTAACTACACGACCTATGTCTAAGATTTCTGGACTCTCACCTAAACCTTTAGGTTGCATAACAAATACCCTAACAAAGTTAGGAGTCTTACTAATGAATTTAAAATGAGTTCCTACATCAATAGGGTCTACTGTATCACTCATCTCCATATTGGAGATTGGTCTGATTTTTGTAGAAGAAGGTATTAATGGTCCTTCATCTGAATAGATTAAAAATTGTTGATTCTTACTAAATAGAATTAATCCTTGTCTAGCTGGTTTAATTGCATGTAGCTTAGTAGGTCTAACTGATGCACAGTTAACATCTATTGGATCACCAGCTGTATGAGTTCTAGCTGATACTGCGTATAACTCATAAGGCTCTTTAGCTCTACTTAGGATGACATTATCTTCAGACAAGAATCCAAGTCTATCGTCATGAAAAAATGTTCTTTTAATTGTTTTACCAACAAAGCTAGGATGGTTATTTGTAAGGTCATCACCTACTAACCTATCTCCCCATGTAATTGGTTCAAATACAAATGTGTTAGTTCCTGTATTCCTCAACCTATGTGGCATAGTAGAGGCTGTTATACCTGGAGAAGTGTTTTGTTTTATTGTCTCTATCCAATACCCTGATCCAGCCGAACCATTATCTGCTTTAAACTTAGCGTAGTAGTTATCCTCATCATATAGAGGCGAGTTGATTATAGTTACGACATGGTTATGAAATGAGTTAGAAGGTAGCCAAGATTCATTAGAAGCCCAGTCTTGAAAGACAACAAACCTTTCTTTATCATCACCACCTGATGCTGCAAGAGTAAATGCAGTTCTAGTAGAACTAACAACTCTATCTAACTGTAGAGATGTTCCATATTTAGTTACTGTTAAACCACTAATACTTAATGCATCAATTCTAGATTTAACGGTGTCTAATATTTCATCAAAATCAGCAGTATTTGCTGCTGTATAAGAGGATGTTGTTTGACCGGCTACGGTTACTGAAAAATCGTAACCTTGCATCTGTTCTATCTTTCCACTCAGTAGAAGAGTGCCTCTACTTTGAGCTACAAAATCTGTAGGCGCAGCTTGTGTAGTTACAGTAACTGCATCATTAGTAATGATGGTCGTATCCTGAACTGTGGTTATATCATAATTGGTTTTTACACCTGTTAAATAGGCATGTGTAGTGCCATTCGTGATAGTACAGGCAGCTCCTGTGTCTGCATTCCATACATATAAACTTCCATTAGTACTATCTACTTTAGGTGTAATACATCCTATATATCTGGTACTTGTATCTCTATTAATGTAGAACCATTTAGCATTATCTAACGAGGTTCCACTAAAGTCAGTACCACCTGTATTTTTTAATTTAGATATAAATTTAAACCCAGGTCTCTTAGTCATACCTAGTGTCACATCAGGTAATCCATTAATACATTCCTTTACCTGACCTGGAAGTTTTTTACTATCTGCTTGTTTAGATACTCCACTTAAATAGTTGGAGACCCTTTGTGTTACAGCTGTCATCTAGAAAGTGCATGATAAGGTTGATAGCTGATGTGTGGGTTAGCTCCATCAGGTTGACCAAAGAATGTATAATCACCTTGGTTTGTTTCATACTCAAGAGCCATAGCTCTCATATACGCCTCCTTCTGTAAGAGGATTTGGTATTGATCAGTGTCTCCTACTATCCGACTAGATGTGATAGTTGAAGCTCTAGCTGATATATAGTCTTGTATAGGTATTGGTAAGTCTACCCAATCAAATAGCCAAACGATATCGCATTCAACAGCTCCATCTGTCCACTGATTAGTATGGTTCTGCTTATCATATAGTTTGCCATTTCTTCTTACTGCATTCTTATCACCTATTGAGGCGTTATGTGTAAGGTCTATCTGTAATACGTTGTTTGGTATGAGAATCTCATTGTTAGTATCAGGTGTCATCTCATAATGCGCTTCCTTATTAAAGGACCAGCCTTCACTTTGTACCTCTCTAGATACTTCTAGTAGAGTTTGATATGCAATCGCAACGTCTG